GATCCTAAATGCTGAAGAAGAAGGTTTGGGGGTAGACCGTACTGCACGATTGATTACAGAGCGCACCAGTGGGGCAATAGGCAGATCAAGGGCATCGACAATAGCCAGAACAGAAACGCACGCAGCAGCTTCCTATGCTAACCATACAGCACAAGAACTTTTAAGGTTGCCAAATCAAAAAAAGCGATGGGTGTCAGTAGGTGATGCCAGAACAAGAGCGCACCATGCTTCTGCAAATGGACAAGAAGTCGGCATAGACGAAAAATTTGTTGTGCGTTTTAAAGGTCAAGAAATATTGATGAATTATCCTCACGATGGTAGTGGAGGTGCAGCAAACAATATTAATTGTCGGTGTTTAGCGGTTTATTTTTCTGATGATGATGAGATCGTTGCTGACACAAGAGATAATATTGATCCTGATCCAAAACCAAGACTAGAATTGACCAACATAGAAGAGAATGGAGAAAGTGCGGCAGTAATTAATGATATTTTAAATACAGAATTCACTACATTATCTGCGCAAGTTGTGGCGAAACTTCCGAAACCCAAGCGAGTTGTAGCGGTCACAGCGGCTCGCGGCAGCTTTTATTCAGTTGGTGCAGCACGCATACAGACATCAAAGAGATCAGCAACCCATGAATATGGGCATCATGTTGACAGTCAGCTAGGAAAACGCGAAGGTACAGTATTTTGGTCAAGAGAAAATCTTAAAACAGCGTGGAAGGCAGACCGAAAAGCTATGGGTCTTTTCCGCGTTAGTGCAGCAGCTAAAGCAGCAAGGCTTAAAGAAATACAATCTGAGTTGTATGACATGGTTGAAAGCGAATTTACGAATAGTTTTGGGGTAACAGTTAAATTAAGAAAGTCACAAGGGTTGGCTTTTAATGGGGCAAATGCTCTGTCCGATATTGTAGACAGTTTCGTTCAAGGTATTTTTTACAGTGAGTATGGAGCTTTTGGGCATGGAAAATCATACTGGCGAAGAAATAACTTCAATGAGGTGGAAGCTTTCGCGGATATGTTTGCGATCATGAACAAACCCCAAGCCAAGGCATGGGCTGAAAAAAACATACCTAATCTTTGGGCAGCATTCATAGCAAAAATGGAGGACTTTAATAATGACACATGAAGAATTTTATAAAGGTTGGGAAAAACTTTACATAGAAAAATTTGGAGAAGCCCCTGTTTTTGGCAGAGGTTTTATTTTAGAGCATGCTGAACAAATCATAGAAGCGATCAAAACAAACACCCCAATACCTGCCCTTCCGACACAGGATGTAGTGCTTTAAATCTAGTAATTGCAATTTTATAGTAGTAGTGCTATTTTGTATTTAATAAAATATGAGGTATCGTATGCCATTGCCAAAGCCTAGTTCGGGTGAAAGCAGAAGTGATTTTATGAGTCGCTGTTTGAGTGACGCTAAAATAGTTAATGAGTTTTCAGACCAAGCACAGAGGGTTGCAGTCTGTATGACACAGTATGAGGGCAAAAAAATGACAGATGAACCTATCGAAAATCCAGATGTTGAGGTCGAAACAGAGGTAGAATTCAAAAATGAGCAGCTAGATGTTTCTTTTGAAGTAAAAACCTCTGATGACGATGAGCAACAAGGCATGTTTTCGGGGTATGGGTCTATATTTAATAATAAAGACTTGGGCAATGACGTTGTAATGCAAGGTGCTTTCGCGCAATCAATCGGAAGAAAAGGCGCAAAAGCTGTAAAACTTCTTTATCAGCACAAACAAGATGAGCCGATCGGTATTTTCGATGAGATTATAGAAGACCGCAAAGGCTTAAAAGTTAAAGGTCGACTGGCGATGGGCACACAGCGCGGTCGTGAAGTTTATGAATTAATGAAAATGGGAGCAATAGATGGTCTTTCAATCGGCTATCGGGTTGAGCCTAAAGGGTATCACTATGATGAGAAGCGCAAACGACGCTATCTTAAATCAGTAGACCTTATGGAGATTTCTGCAGTAACTTTTCCAATGAATCCTCGCGCAAGGATACAAGCGGTAAAAGGGGCAGAACGCACAGTCAGAGATTGGGAACAATTCCTTCGGGATGAAGGAAGCCTTTCTCGAACTGAGGCAAAGGCGGCTGCAAGCGCAGTTTCCAAGGCACTTGAACAGTGGGATGCTGTAAAAGAAGAACAGCCTGAAGTTCTTGAAGCAATTGATCGCTTCACAAATATCCTTAAATCTTAACTCTACGGAAGGAAACATAATGACAGAAGAAGTCAAAACTGCCGTAGACGCGATGGCAAGTGCCTTTGAAGAATTCAAAAAGGTAAATGATGAGCGTCTGGCAGAAATTGAAAGCAAGGGGGAAGCAGACCCACTTGTTGAAGAAAAGCTTGCAAAGCTTGAAAGTGAGATGGACAAGTTTGAGACGATCAACCAGTCAATCACTCAACAGCAAAAAGCCTCTGAAGGCATGGAAGAAAAACTTGCTGAGATTGAAACAATGCTTAAGCGTCCTGCAAACGGCATGGATAGCAAAGACATTGATGTTAATCTAAAAGCTTGGGACACCTTCATGCGTAAAGGCGAAGAAGGGCTTGATGATATTGAAAAGAAAGCTTTGACAGTTGGCACAGCAGCTACTGCAGGTAATTTAGCACCTGCCGAGTATGTTGAGGAACTGATCAAGGTGATTACTGAGATTTCACCAGTTCGATCAGTTGCACGTATTCGTCAAACTTCTAACAAAGAAATTGAAGTGCCAAGCAAAACTGCAACCTTTGCAGCAGCTTGGACTGCGGAAACTGGCTCACGTTCGGAAACAACAGGTTACACAACCTCATTGAACACAATACCAACACATGAGCATTATGCACTTGTTGATATTAGTTCACAGTTGCTTGAAGACAGTGTGTTTGATTTAGAAGCTGAAATGAACACTGAATTTGCAGAGCAGTTTGCAAAAGCAGAAGGTACAGCCTTTATTTCTGGTGACGGTTCAAACAAGCCAACAGGTATCGTAAACGGTTCAACAGTTTCATCTACAACTGCGGCTAATGCTGCATCAATCGTAGCAGACGATCTGTTCGACTTAGTTCACGGTTTAAAATCTGAGTATGCACGGTCAGCTACATTTATGATGAATCGCGCTACACTTGGAGCAATCAGAAAGCTGAAGGATACTGCAGGTCAATATCTATTCCAAACTGGTTTCTCTGGGCAGTCAGGTTTACCAAACACGATCTTGGGACACCCATATGTGGAAGCACCAGACGTTGCTGACATTGCTACAACAGCAAAATCAGTTATCTTCGGTGATTACCGCAGGGGATACATGATTGTCGATCGGGTAGCACTTTCAGTTTTACGTGACCCATTCAGCCAAGCTTCATCAGGTAATGTTCGTTACATTGCTAGAAGAAGGGTTGGCGGTGAAGTGGTTCTCGCGGAAGCAATGAGAGTTCTTGAGCATCCATAAGTTTATGGTTTGGGGAGCTTTTTGCTCCCCTTCCTACTAGGAGGTAGGTATGAAAATAACAATGTTAAGAAATTCGGTTGGTGTTTCTAGATCAGATGGCGCAGAAACAATGACCTACGAAGTCAATAAAGAATATAGTTCTTCCGAAGCGTGGCAGGAAAAAGTCTTTAAGTATTTTGTCGATAATGGTTTGGCTATGGAGATACAGGGCAATGCGCCTGTTCCAGAAACGAAAGCAGAGAAACCAAAACGTGCAAGAAACGAAAAAGGTCAATTAGTAGGTGATGATCCAAGCACACCTGATGTCAATGAAGCTTGGGAAGGTGGTAAAGCACCGAAAAAATAAATAAGGATGGTAGGCTATGGCTGGATTAAAAGTAATAACAGAACCCACGATTGAGCCTATCAGCATTGAAGAGGCGAAAGAACACTTACGCCTAGACGATGACATAGACGATATTCCTGTCAAAACTTTTATTAAAGCATCACGGCTCTGGGCTGAGCAGTATACTGGTCGTGCATTTATTACTAGAACCGTTCAGCAATACCTTGACAGCACGGCATCAATCCTTGATCCTTTATTTGAAGGTATGAGGACAGGAGTCGAAACAAGAGCATATTCAAACTATATTGAATTAGCTGCTTCACCTGCAATCAGCGTTACAAGTATAAATTATTACAATGACTCAGATACACAATCTACTTGGGCAACATCAAATTATTATGTTGATACTATCAATGATATTGGACGTGTTTATCTTAGGGATGGAGGAACATTTCCGACAGATCTTAGGGCTGCGAATGGTTTAGAAATAAATTATACTGCAGGTTACGGCACAGCCAGAACCGATGTGCCAGAAGACATCAGATTAGCAATGTTGCAATATATGACATTTGCTTATGAGCATAGGGGTGAACAAGAAGGTTCTTCTCCTCCAATGTTACCCAAAATCCTAAACACGTTATTGGCAAAGTATAAGATTATGCGTTTAGGTGTTCATCCCTATGCTAATATATTGAGAACAGGAATAAGCTAATGTCTATTGGTAAAATGCGTTCAAAGCTTCAAATACAGAGGTTTACGAAAACCGCTGATGGTGGTGGCGGTGCAACAGTAGTATTTAGTAAAGTGACAGATATTTTTGCAAGAATAATGCCCAAAGACGCACAGGAAAGTCTTTTTGGAGATCAAATGCGTGAGGTGACAAGTCATATAATTATGATACGGTATCGCAGAGATTTAAGTCATGCAGATAGACTTGTTCAAGAACATTTTAGGGACGGTCTAAAACATACAAGAACATTTGCAATAAAAGGTATCAAAAATATAAATAACGAATTTAAGTATATGCAGATAGCAGCACAAGAGGGTGTAGGTGTCGCAACATGAATAGACTTAGTGTTACTGTTGTTAGCAGAAAAAATAGATCGGATAAGGTTTTGCAACAATATCGTTCTCAGCTGCAACAAGTAGTGGCTAGAGGGGCTAACATGGTGCGTAATACTGCGGTTGAGTCTATACACGCTCATAACAGCACAGGCAGAACATACCGAAAGTACAATCCAAACCGTATTCATGTCGCTTCATTAGCAGGTAATCCACCGAATACAGACACAGGGTATCTTGCCAGCAATGTTCACGTTGTTATTGACCCTGATAGATTAGGTGCAAGCGTAGAAAGTCGGGCAGAATATTCAGCGCACTTAGAGTTTGGCACTAGCAAAATGGGCGCACGTCCGTTTTTGCAACCTGCATTGGAGGAAAACAAGCCTAAGATTAGAGCTTTATATAAGAAGTTGAGGGCGCGATAATGTCCTTACATTCTTTTCCATTACAACAAGCTATATTTAGTACGTTAAATGGTAATACCACAGGTCTATCTGGTGCTTCGGTTTCGGTTTTTGATAACGCAGATGAGAGTACTCCATATCCTTATGTAATTATTGGCGAGGAAACTACAGCTAATAATGGAACAAAAACTTTAGACGGAATAGAACACACTCAAACAATTCATGTCTGGTCTCAGTATCGTGGGTTGCGTGAGATAAAAGAGATTATGCAATCGGTCTATTCAAACCTGCATAATACTGATATAACTGTATCAGGAGCTTCGCTAGTGAACATTCGACAAGAGTTTTCGACGACGCTAGTGGAAAATGACGGTATAACACGGCATGGGGTTATGAGATTTCGTGTCGTTGTGTTTGACAGCTAAAGGAGTAAAGACATGGCGGCACAAAAAGGTTCAGCCCTACTTTTAAAAATTGGTGCAGATAATACGGCTGCATCAGGTTCAGATACTTATACCACTATCGGTGGTTTAAGATCGACTTCCCTTACAATGAATGATGAAGCGGTAGATGTTACAACTAAAGATAGTTCTAATGTAAGAGCATTATTAGCAAACGGTGGCATCCAATCAATGTCTATCAGTGGTTCGGGAGTATTTACAGACGCAGCTTCGGAAGCAACTTTGCGTAGTGCTTTCGGTGCGAGTGACTTCCACAACTTTCAAATCATTGTCCCAGACTTCGGAACGTACACAGGTGAGTTTATGGTAGCATCATTAGAATATGCAGGTGAGCATAATGGCGAAGTTACATATTCTGTGACATTGGAAAATTCTGGCGCATTTACATTCGCAACAGTCTAAGGAGTTTTGAGAATGGCTTGGGAAAAAGTTACCATTCATTTTAATGAGACGATGATCCTTGGTCATTCTCGCGGAACTATGTTTACAGTGCCTTGTGCAGTAAAGTTTGCAGAGGGCGATGTAATCACTGCAAATAAAAAACAGTATCAGGTAACTTCTGTTACAGATGTAGCAGATCGTGGCGAAGTTTTTGAAATTGAAACTAAGGAGGTCAAGGATGACAAACCCAAAGCGCGGAGAAGTGAAGCTGACTCTGAGTAGTCAGACTTTCAAATGCAAGATCAATATGGATGTTTTGATGCGGATCGAAACAGGACTTGGTAAAGGCATTTTGAAAACAGCACAAGAAATATCAGAAGTAAATCTTACAACTATGGAAATGATCGCAATATTAACACCTGTTTTGCGCTCAAGTGGTAAAGATCTGAGCGAAAAAGAGGTAGGGCAACTTATCTGGTCGACAGGGTTTACAGAAACCTTAAAAATTATTGCTGAGTTATTAGCATTTATCATTACCGATGAGCAACAAGAGGGAAACGTGCAGGAGGTGGCGAACGGCTAGATGAAATTCCTTGGGCAGAATGGCAAAAGTTAGCATTTGGTAAAATGCAAATTAGCCCTAGAGACTTTTGGGATATGTCTTTCAAAGAATTTGTTTTAGCCATAGAAGGTTTTGTTGAGTTTCATTCTGGCGGTAAGCCACCACCGTTGCGAAGGGATGAGCTTGAGAGTTTGATGGAAAGGTATCCTGATTAATGGCTACGACTGTTGACGAAATTCTAGTTCGCATTGAGCTTGATATGGCGAAGCTCAGGGGAGACTTGCAAAAAGTTTCTCGCCAAACTGAGGCGGCAACAGACAAAATGTCAAACAGTTTCCGCAAGGTAGGTCGTGCTATTGTCGGTTCGTTTATCAAAAGCACAATACAAACAGGCGCACAGATTGAGGCTCTTGAAGTGCAGCTTACTGCACTCTTAGGTAGTGCGGAAGAAGGTGCAGCAGCATTTGAGCATATGCAGAAGTTCGCTGCAAGAGTGCCTTTCAGTTTAAGGGATATTCAGAGAGGTGCAGGTTCTTTAGCGGCTGCATCAAGCAATGCAGACGATTTAAATGCTCTTTTACAAGCCACTGGTAATATCGCGGCTCAGTTTGGTATGGGCTTTGATGAGGCAGCGATGAACCTTCAGAGGGCTTTGTCGGCAGGTATTGGGGCTGCAGATCAGTTTAGAGATAGAGGCGTTTCAGCCTTTGCAGGTTTTGAGGCAGGTGTTTCTTATAGTGCGGCAGAAACAGC